GTCGCAAGTCTGCGGCAATTAACAATATCACATTGAGTGGTACGTTTCCTCTCCATTACGATGGAGGGATGAGGCAGCATTTGTATTATGTCAAATGCATGCATACGGCACTATCGAAGTGTCGCACGAGAGTCGATAGATTTTCGACTCTTCTCCTCTGGACGCAGTCCAGAGCTACAGGGCTTTGTGATTCATCTATGATGGAAAAAAGCCTTGAAAAGTTCCGAAATACAGTATCGGAACCTTGTCAGCCTCTGCATATTGAGGTTGATATACTCCAGTCCTGCATCAGGACTGGCAATGTGACTGGATTCCAGGCACAAGTATCATGCGGGCCTAAAGCCTGCTTGCAATCCCCCCAGCAACCCAGTGTAGTCCCGAAGGAATACACTGTTGGCGATCGTGAGATCGAATTGGGAGGACAAACCAGGTACCTTTTGTACCTGACGACCCATAAAGTTCTTTATGGGGTATACGACTTCGGAAGTCTACAGTTCACAGAGTTTGAAACTCCGCGACCTGTTCGTAATTCTTCCGAACTTCTCTCATGGGCAATCCATGAGTTCCTTACTAATCGTAGTAAGGTATCCGCAGTGAGATTTCACTGCGTAGCGGACCAGTCAAAAGCAAGGTCAATCACTGTTGCGCATTACGCGTACCAAGTGATCATGGGCGTAATGGCCCACTTGCTTGTGCCTGCAGTTAAATCTGCAGAAACCAAGTCCGGTTTAGGTGCCGATAGGCATCTATGGAAGTTCTTAAATGAGAACATGTCCCCCGAGTCTCCTAGCTGGGACTCGTTCGGTCACCATAAGGTGGCCGCATTCTCCACCGACCTCAGTGAGGCTACCGATTATGGTAACTGGTGGTTTGCTCGGGCAGTTATGTCCGAGATGATCCGTCAACTACGCGGTCCAAGGTCTCCCTTAGGACTCATGTTGATGGCGAAGACGTTATATACGTCTCCACGTACGGTGTACTACCGTACGGAGAATGGTAAATATGCCAATTTCAAAACCAGAAGAGGTTTTTTAATGGGTGATATGTTTACCAAAGTCATCTTGACTGTTGGTCAAGATTACAATGCCAGACTGGCATTGAGATCTTCTCCTATTGGAACTTATAAGTCCAATTTTATTGGGGAAGATAAGGGATCAGTGATCCCTTATAACCTCTCGACGTTAGCCGATGAGGATCTTCTCGATGAACCTCCAACAAAGAGGTCAATTATCGAGGGAGCGGCCTACAGTTTAG